GGATTTGGTGAATGGACGGTTGATCCAACACCAGCAAATAATTCGGTAGTACAAACGATACCATCGTCAGTGGAAGCAACATATGTTGCTAAAGTAGAACCTACATTCAATCCATATACGGGTGAAATACTGTACATAAATAATGTAAACTCACTTGGTCTGGGTACTGTTACCGAAGGTATTACGAGAGCAGACACACAAACCGAAGACATAAGAATAGTTATTCAGTTAGGATAAAAAATGGCAAGCACATTTAGTAGTACAACATTATCTGGAACGTACAACGACGATTGGACAGAAGATGACAATTATCACCAGATACTATTTAACTCTGGAAGGGCACTTCAAGCAAGAGAGTTAACACAACTTCAAACTATGATCTACCAAGAGATGGGTAGATTTGGACGAAATGTGTTCAAAGAAGGCGTGGCTGTTTCTGCGGGTAACATGGACTGTATAACGGACACTGATTTTGTGAAAGTCACAATGACCAGTGGAACCTTTACCGATATTCCTGTTGGATCTGTTATTCAACAAAACCCAGAGAATATCCGAGCAAGAGTAATAGCAGTCAAAGCGACAGGTTCAGGCACTGTGTCTGCACCCATCACTGATAATACATTGTATATTCAGTACATAGATGGCGCATCCCAGCCTTTGAGTAGCGAGCCTGTACGATTTAGTTCAGGTGTAGGTAAATCGCTAAGTGTTGTTGGACGTTCTGAAACAATGACCGCTACAGCACTTACTCCTACAGGTTTTAGTACACGGTTTGAAGTAGACGCAGGCGAGTTTTTTGTTCTCGGGCGATTTGTATATTCAGAACCTCAATCACTCATATTATCTCCTTACACTGCTACGTTTGAGGGTGATATTGGATTTAAAGTCATTCAAGAAGTGGTCACTGTAAATGACAGTCCGGCACTCTATGACAATGCTGGCGATACTCCTAACACCGCGAGCCCGGGCGCTGACCGATACAGAATTACGCTTCAGTTAACTAACAAGGCTGACCTCGCTGCCGATGACACGTTTGTCTTTCTTGCACGAGTTGAAAATGGCACAATTGTAGAAGAAGTTCAAGAGTCGGACTCTTACAATAAGATTGCAGATGCTATGGCACTGCGAACAGAAGAAGAGTCTGGTGATTACATTGTTAATCCTTTCACATTAGACTTTGATGAGATAGACGGTGACACAGAGAACTTGGCTGTCACTATCGGTGCGGGTACTGCTTATGTAAGTGGATATCGTGTTGACAATCCATCACCTATTGAGTTAATTATACCACGATCTCAAGCGTTTGAAAGTGTTCCGGGTGAGCCTGTGTCTGTGATCTACGGTAACTATGTTCTTCTTGACAGTGCCCGTGATTTGCCAGAACTGGATCTTGGTACTGTTCACAACATGTACTCAGACACAAACGCAACAGAACTTCTTGGTACTACACGAGTTCGTGCGATTGATGCCGCGAGCGATAACATTAAACTCTACTTGTTTGACTTTACGTTTAACACCGCATTATCGCTGGGCGATAGTGATCTAGGTAAACTCCGATCAATCAAAGATCCTGCCGCTACTGGTAAGTATGCGATACGAAACGAAACAGGCACTGATGCGTTTTTGAATGGCGCAACAGACAACGACTTGTTAATGCCTACAGCCAGACCACGATTAAAAGCCACGTCAACTGCCGCTGCCGATGGCGGATTCTTATCTACTGCACAGTATAGTCAAACGTTCACTGTCTCTACAGGATCGTTTTCATTGACGCAGTTGGGTAACGGCTCAGGTCCTCGCAGATACTCAGACAAAGAATTCTGGTTGATCGCCAAGACTGATGGTACTGAAGCGGCATTTACACCAACAGTAACCGAAGCAATGCCTAGTTATGATGCGACAATCACGGGGCTCTCTAACGTAGAATATAGATTGATCTATTACATTCAAGACACTGAGACTGCCAAGAAGACGAAGACGTTTACGACATCTACTGCCGCTACGTATGCAGTAACTAACGGTGTTGTTGATCTTGGTGTTCCTGATGTTCAACAAGTATCCCTGATTACCAAAGGCACAGTTGCCGGTGGTATTGATGTAAGCGACCGATTTGTTCTAGATGATGGTCAGCGAGACAACTATTATGATTACAGTCGCCTGATATTAAAAGAAGGTGAGACAGACCCCGGTGATGTATGGGTTCAGTATACGTACTGGGCACACAGTGGTGTGGGTGGTTTCTATTCTCCAGAATCATATGCTGGTGCTACATATGCAGATATACCCGAGCATACAACAGCAGACGGTACTGTTATTGATCTGAGAAACTACTTAGACTTAAGGCCAGACAAATCATCTTCGGGTGTTTTTACAAACATCATGGCATTACCTCGCAGTGGCACTGCATTTTTAGGTAAAATTGATTACTGGTTACCACGTGCTGACAAGTTGATCGCTACAAAGAGTGGCGAAATCCAAATGCTTTTGGGTCAACAGTCGCGTGATCCACAATTAAAGCCTACTCCTGAAAACTCTATGGAGTTATATCAGGTTCTCATGAATGCAAATACGGCAGACGCAGACGATCTTCAGACTCGTGCGATTGAACACAAGCATTACACTATGGCAGATATTGGCAAACTAGAGAATAAGATAGATGATCTTAGAACATATACAGAGTTCAATATTGCTGAACTCCGTGCGTTCCATACTCCTAGTTTAGATAGTGCGGGCGAAGAACGAGCAGATGCGGGTCTTTCTATAGATCTAGGCGATGATCAGACTGGCTCTGATACAGAGAACGATGACTATGCCGCATCAATTGATCCTGAAAATCAATTGATTAGACCCAAGGCTAATGAAGACAACATTCGTTTGATTTGTGAGCCTAACTATGGTACTGTCAATCCCACAATTCCTGGTACTGATCCTGGTATTCTGAAGAAAGGTGACAATGTTTATCTTTCATATGATTCAGATGAGTGGAAGTTTCAGTCACTCGCTTCACGATCAGTCAATCCAAATCCGTTTGGAAGAGTAGACAATGTAGGCGTCATCAAATTATCTCCTTCATCTGATGAATGGAAAGACTCAAAAGAAGATGCTATCAAAGCATTAAGAGGCGCTGGTAAATTAGATGTGAAGCAAGCCTTCTTGTGGAACAACTGGCAGTGGAACTGGAAAGGTCGTAATGACGAAGATCTTTGGCAGTCTCGAGGTACTGTAGGCAGATGTGGAAAGCCCACAACTACCTCGCGAGACGCAGTTAACGCAATATCTCCTTATGCGTCAGAACGTGGTAGAACAGACACTCTTGGATTTGTACGAAGAGTTGTTCAAAACGACACATTAAGAATGCGAGTGGGAAGACGTTATATTGATCTTGCTTTGATACCTTGGATGAGATCACGTAAAGTCTACTTCAAGGCGCAAGGTCTTAAGCCTAACACTAAGTTCACTCCGTTTTTTGATGGCAAAGATGTATCTGCATGGTGTAAAGAAGAAGCCTTTGTTCAGTTCTCTGACAGAACAGACGACAACGGAAACTTGTTTACTCAAAACACATTGACAGGTCACCCCGACACTGCGTCTGATTTGATCTCAGATGCCAACGGTAATGTTGAAGGATCATTCTTCATTCCTAATCTAAAGCCATCTTATTACTTGACGAAGAAGGGCAAAAGACGTAGAGTACTTCAGAACTATCTCAGGTTCAGATCCGGTATTCGTGAGTTTAAACTGCTTGATATTAATGTCAATGATTGGGCAGCCGCAGACAGCAAAGCATTTACATACTACAGTGTATTTGGTGCGATGTGGCACAAATATCGAAACATACTTACAACACGCGGTATGTCATATGCATGGCCATTATCAACTGGTTATGGTCTGTTTCCCAATGCTTTCAACCAGAAAGAACTCAGAAGAGCAGTCAATGAGGTATCTGCGGGCAGTGTTGGCTTGTATAAACCACAAGTCTCAGGTAGATATGGACCAGACACGACTCCTATTTCTACATTGTCAACATACAATGGAGAGATGGGACAAGTCATATCGGATTATGTGAATGTCAACAACAAGCAGTTTGCGGGCACAGCAATTATACCCACAAACTTACCACAGAATCCAATGGCACAAACGTTCTATGTGGACAATCCGTTTGGTCTAGTCCTTGCGAAAATAGGGTTGTTTTTCCAGACAAAAGATGATACACTGCCTATCTCTATTCATATCAGACCTGTTATAAATGGCAAACCTTCTGATAATGATATAGTTCCAGATTCACATGTATTTAAATCACCTAGTGAGATAAATGCGATTGGTCTGAGTCCTACGTTATCGGTTATCCAAGGTGGCGAAACATCGTTTGTATTTGATGAGCCTGTATTCTTACAACCTTGGACTCACTATGCAGTTGTGATCACATCACAATCTTCAAACTATAAGTTGTTTAGTGCGAAGACTCGTGAATCTGTGTTAGGTTCTACAGCAAGAACTGTGTCAACACAGCCTTCACCAGGATCTTTGTTCTTACCACAGAATGGTATTCACTGGTTTGAAGCAAAAGATCAAGACCTCATGATGAGAATTGCACGAGCCAAGTTTAACTTAGGTGGTGGTACACTTATGTTAAAGAATGCGGATGCACCTAATGTTCTTCTTGACGATAATCCAATCCGATTGGTGAATGACAGTACGGCAATGTATGTGAGAGCGCCTTGTAATGGTCTTCAAGCAGGTGATACTGTTCAAATTAGCGGTGCGACAGATATTACAGATGGTGTTGAAACGTTAACTGCATCTAGTAATATTAATCAGATTCTTACCGTGGTCAAGGCTGACATCCACGGCTTCCAAGTAACATTAGGAGCAAAGTGGTTAGGTGAAAGTATGAGCGGTGGTGGTTCTGAGTGTATCACACAGCAAACACGAGTCTTTGATACTGCAAACCCAACCGTAGAGCAGATTATACCTGAAGGAACATCCGTTGACATGTCAGCACGATTCATCTCAGGTATTCATGCGAGCGGTGATGTAGCAAATCGTTTTCAGCCTGGTACTGGCTGGTTAACATCCAACTTTGAAAGGCTTACCGCTGATCAAAACATAAACTTTGATTCGCCGCGAGCAATCTATCACGCAGGTATCACCGAAACTGATAGCGGCATTGGTGGTGCGGTGGCTGGTAAAAACGCAAGTGCATATGTCAAGTTAGATTTGAAAACGACTAGTGATTATGTTTCACCTATTATTGATTTGCAACGAGCATCATTGACATTGGTAGAACAATGCATTGATGATCCTGATCAAGCATCAGCAGATCAAACGATATCTGTGTGGTCTACAGATGAAACTGAACCCTCTGGCGGTAGTACCGGTTCCAAACACATCACAACACCGGTTACGTTGGAAGTCCCTGCTGTAGGTATAGATGTACAAGCAGATCTTTCGCTACCGCCTGGTTCAGGAGTAGACTTTTATTATAGAACAGCAGTTGCAGGAGAAGATATTACTCTGAGCAACTGGATCTATAAGCCACCGGTATCATCAGTAGCAAATACTGCGGCTGGACAATTCACCCGAGCAAACTATTTGCCAGGTGGTCAAGGTGGTTCTCTCAAAGAGTTCACTCAAGTCCAAACAAAGTATGTGATGAAAGGCACTATTGAATCGCCTGCCATTAGAGGTCTTAATATTAAGTATCTTGCTACTTAATGAGGGATCTAATTGAAGTTCGAGGATATCCCGGGCTAGTTCGCGACACCGAAACCAATACAATATTAAATGTAGATGTTAAAAAGGTAGAACTAGCCCGGGCTAAGAAATTAGCCCGTCAAAAACAATCTCAAAAGCAAGAATTAATAGAGACTCGCCTGAGTAGTATGGAGACGGATATGAAAGATATAAAAGATCTGCTCACACTGCTCACCAAAAACTTATAAATAGCAGTAATGATTTTATAAGATTGGTATAACGTGTCTTCAAGACCTTTTAGATTTTCAAATTCTTTAGCCAATGATGGTGCGGTCAAAGAATTTCTGGTATCCGAAGAAGATTGGTTAGCCTATCGTGCGGGTCTATATCTAAGTAATATTACCACCACTGAAGCAAGTTCACTCACATCTGGTCAAACAGCGAACAGTGTGGACGTTGGTACGTACATTGATACCTTCTATGATGAGAATGCGGCGAGTGATCCACCTGTTACAAGAACACGAAACTATACAGTAGATGTTAGGTCCGTAGGTGGTGGTCATACCAATACATTTAGAAATCCCGTTGAGTTTCCACCGTTATGTTATGATGATGATACGATTATTATCAATGTCATCTTTGATACCGAAACTGCACCTACGGGCAATGGGTTTGAAGAACTTCAAGCCAGTTTAACGTTTAATACCAGTCCCGCTTATATTGTCACTAATGTCACTGCGACACCTGCCGCATCAAATATTAATGGTAATGTTGTCACCTGGGAGAAGTTTACCAATCCACGTTTAAAGGGTCAGTTCACCGCAACATATGAGATATCATTTACTCAGAACGTTGGCCTCTTTCAAGCGACTCTTGATGTATCATCACAAGATTCTGAAAACACACCCGCACAGGTAAGTTCTTCTTTTGTTGGAACAACACGGGTAGAAGATAGAAATGCGCCTGGCGCAAGCACCATATCTCATCCGCTATACCAAAACAACAATCAAATACCTCTTCAGACAAGTAGTGAGAAAAGAAATCCAGTTTATTTTGATCGTGTGAGAAACGGTCTGAAAGAAATGAATGATAATGAACTAGAAGTGATGTGCGCACGAGTCATTTCTAACATTATGCAGAATGAAAGACCTGGTACGTACAGACTCTCCAACGAAGCGCCTAGTGCTGACTACACAGCCTATCTTGAAAACATCTTTACTGATACTCGGTCAGACGGTACTGCGATAACATACAGCATATACATCAAGACTTCAGATATAGTACCGACAGAAATAAGACCACTTGCAATCAAACGCAAGAACGATAATGTATTTGAAGCATTGCAAGAGATGACTGTACCTCAGATTGACTTCACTTTAGGTGAACGATCTAAAAAAGTCATTATGGACACGGGCATTGGTACCTATCAGTTAAGAAGCAGTGCGCAAGGTGCTCCCACAGATACTGGTGTATGGCAACCCAGAGGCAAAGCCGTTGACTCGCGATTAAATTATGACTTTGCGGGTGGCTATGAGGGTGATCGGACCGAAGAATTCCAATATGAGTCTGAATATCAGGCAACCTATATCGGCACTTATGTGGCTTCATATGAGGGCATTTATGTTAGTGAATATGAATCAGAGTATATCGCCTCTTATGTAGGTACATACACTACAGAGTATGAAGGTTCATATGTCGGTGAATACATTTCAGGATACACGGGTTCGTACATCTCCGAATATGTGTCTGTGTATGAGGCACTCTATACAACTTCATATGAAGGATCATATCTTGGTCAGTATGACGGCGCAATTGATGTAGAGTTTTTCTCTGACAAGTATGAAGGTTTACCTGTTGAGGAAGTCTATGAGCAACAATTCTATACGGGTACAGTGTATGATTCAACCTATACAACCACCTATGATTCCAGTTATACAACTGGATACGAGTCTACTTATGAAGGAATTTACACAGGTCAAATAGAAGAGACCTATGAAGGATTCTATGAAGGCGATATTGCTGAACAATATATTGCCACTTACGTCGGACAAGTTGAAGAGTCTTACGCAACGACATATACTGGTCAAGTGCCTGAACAATATACCACACGATATGCTGGACAGATTGCTGAAGATTATGTGGGTGCATACACCGGTCAAGTCATAGAAGACTATACCACGTCTTATGTTGGCCAAGTACCCGAACAGTATGAAACTGCTTACACCGGTGGTGTTCCTGAACAATATGTCGGTGCATACACTGGTCAAGTCATAGAAGACTATACCACTGCTTACGTGGGTCAAGTGCCAGAACAATATGAAACAGCATATACAGGTCAAGTGCCTGAGCAATATGTCGGTGCATACACAGGTCAAGTGCCTGAGCAATATGTAGGAGCGTACACTGGTCAAGTACCCGAACAGTACGTCGGTGCTTATGTTGGTCAGGTAGAGGAAGATTATACAACTGCTTATGTTGGTCAAGTGCCTGAGCAATATGTTGGCGCATACATCGGTCAAGTACCCGAACAATACACAACAGGTTACACGGGTCAAGTACCCGAAGATTATGTTGGCGCATACATCGGTCAAGTACCCGAGCAATATGTTGGGGCATACTCTGGACAGATACCCGAAGATTATGTCGGCTCTTATATCGGTCAGATACCCGAAGATTATGTTGGTGCATATCAAGGTGAAATACCCGAAGATTATGTTGGATCATATGTTGGTCAGATAGCAGAACAATATGCGACATCTTACGTAGGTCAAGTACCCGAGGATTATATTGGCGCTTATGTCGGTCAGATAGAAGAAGATTATGTTGGCGCTTATGTCGGTCAGATAGAAGAAGATTATGTTGGCGCTTACGTTGGTCAGATAGCAGAACAATATACGACTGGATACACGGGTCAAGTACCCGAAGATTATGTTGGCGCATATACTGGTCAAGTTCCTGAAGATTATGTAGGCGCATATGTCGGTCAAATAGCAGAACAATATGCAACATCTTACGTTGGTCAAATAGCCGAAGATTATGTTGGTGCATATACTGGTCAAGTACCCGAGCAATATGTAACATCTTATGTCGGTCAAGTGCCCGAAGATTATGTCGGTGCTTATGTCGGTCAAGTACCCGAACAGTATGAAACTGCTTACACCGGTGGTGTTCCTGAACAATATGTTGGTGCATATACAGGTCAAGTACCAGAACAATATGTTGGCGCTTACGTTGGACAAGTGCCCGAGCAATACACAACGTCTTATGTTGGTCAGGTAGAGGAATATTACACAACTGCTTACGTTGGACAAGTGCCCGAGCAATATGTGGGTGCATACATTGGTCAAATAGCAAAACAATATGTAACATCATATGTCGGTCAAGTACCCGAAGATTATGTCGGTGCTTATGTTGGTCAAGTGCCAGAACAATATGTTGGTGCTTACGTCGGTCAAATAGAAGAGTTTTACACAACAGGTTACACGGGTCAAGTACCCGAAGATTATGTTGGCGCATATACTGGCCAAGTTCCTGAAGATTATGTAGGCGCATATGTCGGTCAGATTCCTGAGCAATACACAACGTCTTATGTTGGTCAGATTCCTGAGCAATATATTGGCGCTTATGTTGGACAGATAGAGGAAGATTACACAACATCATATGTCGGTCAAGTGCCCGAAGATTATGTCGGTGCTTATGTTGGTCAGATTCCTGAGCAATACACAACAGCATATGTTGGTCAAGTACCCGAACAATACACAACGTCTTATGTTGGTCAGGTAGAAGAAGTTTATGGTGCTGAGTACATTGGTCAAGTTCCTGAAGATTATGTTGGCTCTTACATAGGTCAAGTACCAGAAAACTACTTGGCTCAATATGAAGGTCAAATATCTAAACCATATTCAGCAGAATATACCGGTCAAGTACCCGAAACTTACTTTGGAACTTACTCAAGAAACTTTGAAGGCACTTATAGCCGAAACTTTGAAGGCACTTATGGCGGTCAGTACTCACGAGACTTTGTAGGGCAGTATTCAAGAAACTTTGAAGGCAATTATATTGGTCAATACGCTAGAGACTTTGTAGGGCAGTATTCAAGAAACTTTGAAGGCAATTATATTGGTCAATATGCTAGAAACTTTGCAGGCACTTTTAGTCGAAACTTTGAAGGCACCTACATCGGACAGTATTCACGATTGTTTGCGGGGCAGTATGCACGAAACTTTGAAGGCAATTATATAGGGCAGTATTCTCGAAACTTTGCAGGCGTATATTCAAGAAACTTTGAAGGAAGTTATGTTGGTCAGTATAGTAGAAACTTTGCAGGCACTTATAGTCGAAACTTTGAAGGTACCTATGGTGGTCAATACTCACGAGACTTTGTTGGTCAATACGCACGAGCCTTTATTGGTCAATACACGGGCACATACGCACGAAACTTTGAAGGAAGTTATTCTCGGGCCTTTGAAGGCAATTATATAGGCACATACTCGCGAAACTTTGCGGGTAACTATCTAAACAACTTCGCTGGTCAGTATACTGGTGCGTATAGTAGAAACTTTCTAGGCAACTACGCACGAAACTTTGAAGGAAGTTATGTTGGTCAGTATAGTAGAAACTTTGCGGGTAACTATGCCAGAAACTTTGCGGGTACATATACTGGTACCTATTCCCGAAACTTTCTTGGTAATTATGCCAGAAACTTTTCTGGTCAATACACTGGGACATACTCTCGAAACTTTCTTGGTAACTACTCACGAAACTTTGCTGGACAATACACTGGCACATACTCCCGAAACTTTCTTGGTAATTATGCCAGAAACTTTTCTGGTCAATACACTGGCACATACTCTCGAAACTTTCTAGGCAACTACGCACGAAACTTCGCTGGTCAGTATACCGGCAATTATGCCAGAAACTTTGCTGGTCAATACGCGCGAGAGTTTTTGGGTAATTATCTTGGTAACTATGCCCGAAACTTTACTGGTTTCTATGCTCGAACCTTTCTAGGCGCTTATGTGGGCAACTACTCACGAAACTTTGCTGGTAACTATGCCAGAAACTTTACTGGTCAATATACGGGCAACTACGCAGGAAACTTTACTGGTAACTATGCCAGAAACTTTGCTGGTCAGTATACTGGTAACTATGCCAGAAACTTTTTAGGTAACTATGCCAGAAACTTCGCTGGACAATACACCGGTAACTACGCTAGAAACTTTTTAGGCAACTACGCTCGAAACTTTGCGGGTCAATATACTGGTCAGTATAGTAGAAACTTTTCTGGACAATATACTGGTCAGTATAGTAGAAATATTACTAACAACAATACGCCTGCAGGCAGTGCTACAATAACTATCGGCTTGACCCCCAACCCTTATGTGTCCGATGAATATGGTTATATGTTCGGTGGCGGCTCTGGATCTATTAGTCCATCATCGTTTTCGTTTGGTATTCCATCTGTCACCATGTATAATTTTAGTAAATTTGTACCAATCGGCGCGCCGCAGAACCTGCCCATAATCAGGGTATCGGCGGGGGGTACTCACCCTCAGTTCACCTTTACTCGTGTTCAGATAGTAGGTGCAAGTGGTACTCATCCGACAGGACCTTACTCAAGCCCCACAAAGAACTTATATACTTCTCCCAGTTTTGGTAGTGGACCCGCCGGCGGTTATTTTGTGAGTACCCCACCCTTCGGGCCCAGCCCTCTGACCAATTGGACGTGGTCAGTGCCGTACCCATTCGGAGGTTGGACTGACAGTTTTGATAACCCCGTAGGAACATCATTTGGTATCAATTTCTTTGCACAGTCAACTACGAGCCAAAACTTTTCTGGACAATATACTGGTCAGTATAGTAGAAACTTTTCTGGTCAATACACCGGTAACTACGCTAGAAACTTTGCGGGTAATTATGCCAGAAACTTTGCTGGTCAGTATACCGGTAACTACGCCAGAAACTTTGCGGGTAATTATGCCAGAAACTTCGCCGGTCAGTATACCGGCAACTATGCCAGAAACTTTGCAGGTAACTATGCCAGAAACTTTGCGGGTACATATGCTGGTAACTATGCTCGAAACTTCTTAGGTAACTATGCCAGAAACTTCGCTGGCGCTTACGTTGGCGGCTATGCCAGATTCTTTCTTGGTCAGTATAGTAGAAACTTTGCTGGTAATTATCTTGGCGCATACACCCGAAACTTTACTGGTAACTATTCTCGTCAGTTTGCTGGTCAATACACCGGTAACTACGCTAGAAACTTTGCAGGTAACTATTTAAACAATTTTGCTGGTCAATATACTGGTCAGTATAGTAGAAACTTTGCGGGTAATTATTTAAACAATTTTGCGGGACAATATACTGGCAACTACGCACGAAACTTTGCGGGTAACTATCTAAACAACTTTGCTGGTCAATATACTGGTCAGTATAGTAGAAACTTTGCGGGTAACTATCTAAACAACTTTTCTGGTCAATACACCGGTAACTACGCTAGAAACTTTCTTGGTAATTATGCCAGAAACTTTCAAGGCACTTATATTGGTCAGTATAGTAGAAACTTTGCGGGTAACTATGCAAGACAGTTTTTTGGTCAATACACCGGCAACTACGCACGAAACTTTCTAGGCAACTATTTAAACAACTTTTCTGGTTCATATTTAGGTTCGTATTCAAGAGTCTTCATAGGACAGTATTCAAACAACTTTGCTGGACAATATACTGGTGCGTATAGTAGAAACTTTGCAGGTACGTATAGTAGGCAGTTCGGTGGTAATTACATTGGTCAATACTCTCGAAACTTTGTAGGACAGTATGCACGAAACTTTGAAGGCACTTATACTGGTCAATACGCACGAGATTTTACAGGTGAATATGCACGAAACTTTGAAGGCACTTATACTGGACAATACGCACGAAACTTCACTGGTAACTATTCAAGAAACTTTGAAGGTTCGTATACGGGTCAATATGTTAGAGACTTTGTAGGACAGTATTCAAGAAACTTTGAAGGCACTTATACTGGTCAATACGCCCGAAACTTCACTGGTACGTATACACGAAACTTTGAAGGCACTTATACTGGACAATACGCACGAAACTTCACTGGTACGTATAGTAGGCAGTTCGGTGGTAATTACATTGGTCAATACTCTCGAAACTTTGTTGGTCAGTATTCACGCGACTTCATTGGTGGCTATGAGGGCTTTTATGAAAGAACTCAATCTATTACTTACGTTGGAGAATACGAACGACAAGAGAGTGTTGTTTACCAGGGCTTGTATGAACGTCAACAAGACATTACATACCAAGGGCTTTACGAAAGAAGTCAGACCATAGGATATCAAGGCTTATATGAACGCCAACAGGATATTACCTATGAAGGCTTGTATGAACGTCAACAGGACATCACATACGAAGGTCTCTACGAACGCCAGCAGGATATTACATACACTGGACTCTATGAACGTCAACAGGATATTACATACACGGGCTTCTACGAACGTCAACAAGATGCTACCTATGAGGGCTTGTACGAACGTCAACAGGATATCACATACGAAGGTCTTTACGAACGCCAGCAAGATATTACCTACACTGGATTGTATGAGCGAACTCAAGAGATCACTTATACTGGACTTTACGAAAGAACTCAAGGTATAACGTACACGGGATTTTATGAAAGACAGCAGGATCTAACGTATGAAGGTCTTTATGAACGCCAGCAGGATATCACATACACTGGATTGTATGAGCGCCAGCAGGATATTACTTATGAAGGCTTGTACGAACGCCAGCAAGATATCACATATGAAGGTCTCTATGAGAGACAACAAGATATCACCTACTCGGGCTTATACGAACGCCAGCAGGATATCACTTACGAGGGTCTTTATGAACGTCAACAGGACATCACTTATGAAGGCGCTTACGAAAGAACACAGGAAATAACTTACGAAGGTATCTACGGTCGTACTCAAAACATAACTTATGAAGGTTTGTACGAACGCCAGCAGGATATTACTTATGAAGGCTTGTATGAACGTCAACAGGATATCACTTATGAAGGCGCTTACGAACGAACAGAAGAGATAACGTACACCGGCTTGTACGAAAGACAACAAGACATAACTTATGAAGGTTTGTACGAACATCAACAGGACATCACATACGTTGGATTATACGAACGAACAGAAGAGATAACGTACACAGGTCTGTATGAAAGAACTCAAGGTATAACCTACGAAGGTTTCTATGAACGTCAACAAGACATTACATACACTGGCTTGTACGAACGTCAGCAAGATATTACCTATCAAGGTTTCTATGAGCGGCAACAAGACACTACGTACACCGGATTATATGAGCGGCAACAAGACATTACTTATGAGGGTCTCTATGAGAGACAACAAGATATCACATACACTGGTTTGTATGAACGCCAGCAGGATATAACTTACACTGGATTATACGAACGCCAGCAGGATATAACTTACACTGGATTATACGAAAGAAGTGAAGAAGTTACCTATGAGGGTCTCTATGAGAGACAACAAGATATCACATACACTGGTTTGTATGAACGAACTCAAGGTATAACGTATGAAGGCCTTTATGAGAGACAGCAGAACATAACGTATGAAGGTCTCTATGAAAGACAACAAGATATCACCTACACAGGTGCTTATGAAAGAACCGAAGAAATAACCTATGAAGGCTTATATGAAAGAACCGAAGAGATAACCTATGAAGGTTTGTATGAGCGAACTCAAGAGATCACTTATGAGGGTCTGTATGGTCGTACTCAAAACATAACTTACGAGGGTCTTTATGAACGACAGCAAGACATCACTTACTCTGGTGCTTACGAAAGAACGCAGGAAATAACTTACGAAGGTATCTACGGTCGTACTCAAAACATAACTTACGAGGGTCTTTATGAACGACAGCAGGATATCACCTACTCAGGTGCTTACGAAAGAACTCAAGAGATCACATACACTGGTCTCTATGAGCGACAGCAGGATATTACTTATGAAGGCTTGTACGAACGAACCGAAGGGATAACGTACACTGGATTTTATGAGCGATCACAGGACACTACTTACGAAGGCTTGTACACTCGTGAATCGCCTGAAGAATACACTGGATTTTATGAGAGAGAATCTATAGAATCTTATGACGGTGAGATTTATGAGACGACATATACCAGTGACTACTCTTCAGCATATACCTCTGAGTATGAGTCATCATATCTCGGAACATATACTGGCTTTTATATACCGTCATATCAATCCACTTATGTAGGAATATATGTTGCAACTTACGATGCAATAGGTTATACTGGTAGTTATGAGACAACTTACACAGGTCTCTATGATGCGGCATATGATTCTGAGTATGAAGCACTGTATGAATCGGCTTATGTGGGTGAGTACGGTGGTGATATTATTACAGCCAACTATGATGGGGCATCATATGATGGTGCGGGTTACACTAGTGTCTATGATTCTGGTTACAGTGGAATATTTGAAGGCGCGCCTGGCGCAGGCGGTAATAATCTCAATCCTCTTGATAAAGAACTGCCTTACGAGGGTGCTATATACACTAGTACATACAGCGGTACTGAGTTTTATTCTGGTGTATACGGCGATAGAGACAATCTGTTACAGCCGCCCGTGACTTACGAGATATGGACTCTCTGGTGTAGAGTCGCTTAATGAGGAAGATCAATGAATCACTATTATTACCAAGACAATGCGTTTTGGACCAATGATACAAAGACCGCTCTTAAATGCATTAGAGTCAGTAGACTAGAGAACGGCAAAGAAAAAACTGAAGTATTAACCAGCGAACAAGGCGATGGTATTTGGGATTCTATCATTAGTGAATTAACCATTCCTGGTATTGATGCATCAAGTGAAAAGCGAAGACAAGAGAAAGAGAATAGTCGTGCCACTCAAATCGTTCGGGACGAGCAACAAAAGCAAGCCAAAAAACTAGAATCGTTATTTGACCTCAAGATAAAAGCGTTTGAGATAGAAGCAATTAAGAATTGTGAGAACAGAAAACTCCGTTCTAAATTACGCCGAGCAGAAAATGAAGTTGAAATGAATGCCCTTGCGACTTTAATTATTGCTATTGATATGGGCATATTGGAAGATCCAGATGTCTGAAGGTTATGTTGTTGTAGCGTCAACCAAAAAACTGTTTTACGATATGGCAATCAATCTGATTGATTCTATCAAAGATTTTCATCCTGACGCTCAGTGCGCACTCTTTACTGAAGAAAGATTTCTTGATGGTAAAGAAAAAATAGTGGATCATCTGGGCTTCATTGAAGATCATAAGCGTTCCAAACTCAAAGGTATGGCAATGAGTCCATACGACAAGACGTTTTATATTGATGCCGACTGTGAAGTTGAGCATGAAGACATTGCAAAAGTTTTTGATGAATTGAAAGACAATGATTTAGTTTTTACCGGCTTGCCCGAAGACCGACACTATTGTTATGCAGAGGTATTTTTTGAGGGGGCGCGAAAGCCTGATGGAAAACCCGGCGGCTTTGATCTGTGTGGTGGTGTGTGTTTGTATGATATGACTAACCCGCTTGTACGAGAATTTATGAAAGAGTGGTATGAACTGACCGTAGAACAATATGCGGGCAGATGGTGGCCGACGAAAGCAGACGGCACTGAAGATCTAGAGAATTATCCACAATCATTCAAACGATGGGATCAATTCTCACTCTGGTGGTTGGTCAACAAAGTACCCAAGTACAAAGATCTCAAGGTAAGTATTTTTGAAGACGATGCGAGATGGAATTATTTCAATGGATACTTGTATAAGCACAACCAAGATCCAGTTGTCATAAGGCACTACTCTAATATACAAATGAAAAGAGACCAATGAATCATAGTTTCAGAAAAGGAATGCAAGACATTCCGCTCAATAATTATGCTTTAAGCAAACTCAAAGAAGTAGAGTGGTTAATAACAGATGACAACTATCTAGTAACAGAACCTACTTGTTGGAATCAGAGACACGAACAAGAACGGTTTACTTCTGACGAAGAATTGTTTAAAATAATGGAGATGGGACGAGGTCATGACGGCTTTCCCGAAGCCATTTATGGTTACTCCATGACAAACAATTTAAAGTTTAAACCCGACAGCACTAGTGCACAAAAGGCAGAGTTTGGCAAGCGTGTTCAGAGTATGATGAGCAATATCATGCTTTCTTTTAACTTCAAGACCAACGCTTTGTTCACTGTCTATCCTCCTGGTGGATATATCTCGTGGCATAACAACGCAAACGCACCCGCATACAATTTTATATTTACATGGTCTGAGACTGGCGATGGTTGGTTCAAGTATTGGGACATGGAGAAGAAAGCGATTGTGACAATGCATGATACTCCGGGATGGCAATGCAAGGCAGGTTTCTTTGGTGCCTATTCACATGGTGAAGAGCATTTGTTTTATCATGCCGCATCAACAAATTGCACGAGAATGACCGTTGCCTTCACACTTTCCCGCGATGAAACATCGTTAAATTGGCAAGATGACATCATTGAAGAGATAAGTTCTTATAAATAAAACCATAGTAATATGGAAATTATAAGACATGGCACACTATGAAGATCTAACGATAGATCAAGGCACAGATGTTGCAATAGAAATCTACTTGGTTAATCCAGACGGCACTAAGAAAGACCTCACTGCACACACCGCTGCCGCTTCCATGGCTACCAGGTATGATGCGCCAGCGGGTGAAAAGATCGCCTTCACTGCCGCGATAGGATCACCCGCAACAGATGGCATAGTAAATCTATCACTTACCAATACAGAATCTCAGGCATTAAATCCTAAAAAACGTTATGTATATGATGTAGAAATATCTGTGGGCTCCGATCCAGTAGTTGTGGAGAGAGTTCTACAGGGGAAAATAACCGTTTCTCCTTCTGTCACTGAGTAACGTATGACAGATATCCGTGTTGATAAGATACTTGTAGGTTCACCTAGTTATAAAGTTTTAGTTGGTGAAACAACCAAAGTAGAAAAAATTGTTGTAGGTGTTCCTTTATCCACAATAACAATTGGTCCTTATGTTGATATTGATAACATAGTAGGGCTAGACACTTCGGGTGCGACCGACGGTGGAGTTATTACTTATGACTCCGATGCTGGTGGGTATATTGTTACTGATAGTCCTGTTCTAGAGGTAGATGGCAAGACATATCCTAGTGATAGTGATCATACAAACATTCTTATCCGAAGATCAGGCACTCAAGGTGAGCCTGTCATTCTTCAGCAAGGCGAGATAGCATATTCTTACCTTGTTGACAATGCGACTGATGGTTTTGGTAATGGTGGTGATAGATTATATATCGCCACAGGTGCCAACAATGACAGCGGTTACTCTACCAATATAGAAACAATTGGTGGTAAATACTTTACAGATCTGCTGAATCATCAACAGGGTACTTTGACAGCAAACAGTGCACTGATTACAGACGCAAACAAAACCCTTGATCAGATTCTAGCAGATAGTGCCACGTTTGTCAACATGCGGGCATCAGGCGCAGTTTATACACCTGAAATTATTTTAACACAATCGTTTATCACCTCTGACTCAGCAATGCTTCGTGACGGCACGGGTGCGCCTTATCTCACTTGGTCCGACGGACTGAGCGGGCAACTAGCCAAAGGGTTAGCAGGATATTACGACGGCAAGCAAGCATTTTATTCAGACTCCGCAAATAATCCCATTACGGATTCTGATCATATTGGTATTACTGCACCCAACTTTGTAAAAACACTAGGATGGCTGGAAGGTAAGAGCCTTTATATAAATGAAAATGCAATCATCACCGGTAATTTAACAGTTAATGGTGACCAAACGAATCTTAATACCGGTAAAGTATTAATAACTGATAAAAGAATTATCCTTGCCAACAATATACCAACAGCACGAGACGCTGATCAAAGTGGTATTGCATTAGGAGATTCAAACACACCTATTGCCACAATCACTTACGTCAATAACGGTATAGACTCAGCGAGTTGGACGTTTGATCCTGGCATTATAGCGCCGTTTATTAAAGTAGAGAACTTAGAGTTCGCAGTCATTGACTGTGGAAAATACGCATAAATAAAGAATAATATTTCAGAAGAACCCTGATATGGCAGCACGTAAAAAAATATTATTGCCTAGAAGCGATATTCCTAACCGAGCACCGACGGTCAACGAGATTGATTACGGTGAAATTGCTATCAATACGCATGATGGCAAGGCGTTTATCAAGCGCGATCAAAACGGTGAGGTAACAATAGAATCAATCGGTTCTGAACAGGTTGAGAATGTTTATTACGTCTCTAAATCAGGAGTTTACGGTAACGACGGTCGATCATTGATGAACTCAATGAAGACACTAGACTCGGCTGTTGCCACTGTGTTGACCAAGCAAGGCTTTAAGTTTGATAAAATTACGTGTGAACGTGACACGCAGTTAATCATGGACGCTGTCCGTTATGACATGGTATTAGAAACAAACTTTAACTCTGTTAATGCTGGACTCGCATATAAAAGAGGCAACGCCGGCAAAGTAACAACTGAACAGAAGTATCAGACTCGCCGAGCAATCAATGAAGAACGTGTTGGCATGTTATCAGCGCCTCTGGTGGCATCAAATCCAACTGCAACAGCACGAGTAGGTGCAGGCTTTACAGAACTTATTGACATTTTCTATGACGGTGAGCCTGATGATTATTACTTTACAAATCCACCTATAGAGTCACAGACAGACGCAAACAATGCATCACAAATTCTTCAAGAGAACAGAGCGGCGATTCAAGATGCTGTACTGTCCTATCTGAACAATGCCAATCTAGATCCTTATGACTCTGCTAAATGCGAAAGAGATATAGGATTGATTCTTGATGCAGTCGTGGATGATCTGATAACAACGTCTGACTATAGAACTATTACTGCCGCAAATGCATATCTTCGTGCAAACTCTGCCTATGTGTTGAGTGATCAGTTTGAAATGACTGTGGCGGCATTAGAGTTTGCGAAGGGTCAAGTACAGTCTCTTGTTGGTGTACCAAGTGATGCGCTTATTGCTACGTTCTTTGATCGGGTAATTAATGTTGTCAATGGAACAACGACAACTTATCCTGCTCCAACATATCCTACGACTGGTACTGCTACGTATCAAACGGCTGATAGAATTACGGCAAGTGCGGCACTGATAACAAATCGTGCGACTCTTGTATCAGACACTACGGCATATATTACTGCCAACTATCCTACTTTAGACTACGACTCAGCGGCATGTGAAAGAGACGTTGGTTATATTATAGATGCTTTAGCGCACGATGTCAAGTACGGTGGTAATGGTGGAACACGAGTAAACGCAGAGGCTTACTTTGTTGGCACAGAGTCACAGTTAGGCTTTGGTGAAGGCACTGCCACAATTGCGGCTTATAATGATCTAAAAACACGAATTAATGTTGTTGTTACTACCGCACCTGAGCAAACTGATATCGGTGCTCTGATAGACGAAATCACGGGTGTTATTACTGCGGGTGATCTGACTGGTTTGTCGGCACCTGTTGCGATTGATCTAGATGGTTATCTCAGTGGTGTTCTCAGCGAAAGAACGATAATTCTAACCAACAAGTCTACGATTGAAGATGATACAATTGAGTATGTGGATGATAACTGGGCAATCAAGAACACTAATATCAAGTCATACGATGCTGGTAAGTGTTCACGAGATGTAGGTATTATTCTCGATGCCGTCCGAAGAGACTTTATTTTAGGAACAGACTACTGGACGATTACCGCAGGTAACTCATATCTTCGTGCGAATACAGCATACTTGAAATCTGAACAGAATTATGCTACTATTGAAGCAGTAAAGTTCGCAAGAGACACTGTTAAGACACTACAGAATGGAATCCCAGCAACCAATGTTTTCAGTTCAGTTCAGCAGACCACACTTGATACTTTATTTGAGCGTGTTATTGATGTTATTGACGGCACAGTTACCACTCCAATTACAGCGATCACGTATCCAACAGCAGGCGATTATGCATCGGTGGCAGGTAGAGCCACGCAATCAGCAAATATTATAACATCAAGAACTACTCTTGTCAACAACTTAACGTCATTTGTTTCAACTACGTATCCTACATTTACTTACGACCAAGCGGCATGTGAGGCAGACACAGGCTTTATCATTGACGGCTTGGTGGCAGACTTACTGTACGGTGGTAACACAGCAACAAGACAGGCGGCATTTGCTTATTATGTCGGTGCTGTATCTCAGTTAGGTGCTGGCGAAGAGAAAGTAACGATTGCGGCATACAACAATTTGGCTACAGACATCAAAGCCCTCGTTGGTGTCACCGAAGATGCTCGGGTAGATGAACTCATAGCAATCATCACCACGGTGATTGAAGAAGGTGACACGTCCAGTCTTCTTCTCAATGAAGTAGAAATAACAACAACAGGGTTGACAACTACCGAATATGATGTTATACTAAGTGAAACGCCTGATATACAGACTGCTACACTTGCATTCGTAGATAAAACATTCATACCAGAACTACCAGATTACGATCAAGTCAAATGTTATCGTGACGTAGGTCTCATCCTAGATGCTGTAAAACGAGATCTGATTACAGGATCTACTTACAACACCATCACTGCGGGTTTCTCATATCTTCGTGCCAATGCGTCTTATGTCCAATCGGATCAGTTAGAAAAGACGCTTAAAGGTATTAATTATGCCCGAGATGAAGTCAAGAAACTAGTTGGTGCGTCCGATGCAAGTATCGATATATTGTTTGCACGAGTCACCGATGTTCTCAATGGAATTGTAACCACTTACGAAACACCAACTTATACTGCTCCTGGTGGTACTCACGACGGTTCACTAGGCGGAGACAGGATTACTGCGGTATCAAATCTTCAAACCAATCGATCGGCTGCTGTAACCGCTCTTATTGATTATATTGATCTAGAATATCCTGCACTTGAGTATGACACAAATAAATGTAAGCGAGACGCAGGTTATATTATTGACGCCATATGTCACGATCTTCTTTATAGTGGTAACACTGCCGCAAGACAGAACGCCGCTTCATACTACGTAGGCAGTGTAAGTCAATTAGGTCCATTTGAAACAACAGCAACAGTTGCTGGTTACGAACAATTTAAAAGCATACTGTCAACTTACACCACTGGTCTTGACACTACAATCATTACCGAAATTCAAGCATCGCTTGACATTATTATTGATGTAATTGAAGATGGTAATTTAGACAATCTTCCAGCGGAAGTAGAAATATCAACCGCAGGGTTGACAAGTACAGATTTTGATGCTATAACAACCGCAACATTACAGATTCAAGATGATACAATATTATTCATCAATGATTTATTTTTTAATCCTGCATACGATCAAGCAAAATGTGCGAGAGATATTGGTCTCATTGTAGATGCATTATCACTCTTCATTATTGCAGGAAGCGAAGCACCAGATCGTTTCGTTGCATTGTCGTACCGACGACCTAGTGCACAAAATGTTTATTTGAAACAAAGAGCGGCAACACTGGCGGCAGTTAACTATGCAGAAGATTTATTAAAGACTGCATTGACCAATGGCGGTGGTGATCCACTCAAAACAAATGACCCGTTCGATAGAATTCGTGAAGGAATCAACGCAGGAGTATACACTTCTGGTGTAGATCGTGCTTGGGTTAACCCGAATACTTCATTGTACACCGGTACTGTCGGTGGTGTAGACAGTACGGGTTCTACCGCTAACACGATTGCGGCACAGAACACACTGAATCTGCAAAACAATGCCTATGCTGATGCCGTCATAAACTATGTTAACAATACATTAGGCATTACCTCGTTTGATAATACCATATGTAAAGAAGATTTGATCATTCTTTTGCAAGCACTTGCATATGATGTAGATACCGGCACGAACTGGTGTATTCGCCAATTTGCTGAGAGTTATTTTACGGGTGTTGTCAATGCTTTAGGCAATGATAGTGCCGAAATAGAAGCAACCATTGCCGCATATGAATATCTGAAAACTTATCTTACGACTAATCTACCTCTTGATGCTAACCTAGCCCAAGGCACAGATCAAACAGCATCCATTCTTGCGTACATCACGGGCGAAATTGATATTGTAATTGACGCAATCAAAGCAGACACCACACAAAACATGCCGGCATTGGTATTGCCTTCAACAATAGGTGAGGATGCTACTGACATAGCAGGCTTTAATGCAGTTCAAACAGCAAAGACTCAAACGCAAAATGCAGTCATTGATTTCGTTAATGATTCTAATCCAGTGGATGCTTTTGATGATGAAAAATGTGCACGAGACTCTCTCTTAATTATTGATGCGATTTGTCTTGACATCCAGAACCAAACCAATTATAATAGCATTACTGCTGGTTTAGCCTATCAAAGAGGCAATGCAAATAAAGTCCAAAGTGACCAGTTAAAATACACCATCCTTGCGATCAACTATCTTCGTGATCTTATTAACGGCACGCCTAGCATTGATTCTACCACAAAGACTTATGTGACCGCTCGGACTCTAGAGATTACTGATCTGCTGACTCAAAGCACCGAGTATGGTAAAGTAGATGGTGATCCAATATCATATAACACGACCAATGTTGTTCTTGATAAAGTCAATGCTGCCAATGCACTTCGTGCCAACAGGCGTCAACTTCAGAAGCAAATCACCACTTGGATCCAAGTCAACTACGACACCTTTGAATATGATCCCGATGCGTGTGAACGGGATATTGGTTATATTGTTGATGGACTTGTTCATGATATTCTATATGATGGACAATATGCTGCCGAAACTATAGCCCGATCTTACTGGGTTGAGACAGATCTTAACATAGAAAACAATCCAAATCAAAGCGAGAATCTGGACGGTGTTGCTGACACTTATAAGAATCAATTAGGTCAGAACGAAGTAGTAACCACTGCCGCGGCATATGCGCAACTTAAGGCTTTCATCAATCAAATCGTGACGACTACTACCGAGCAAAGCGCTATTGGCAATCTGATGGACATCATTATTGATTCTATTACTGCGAGTGATAACACAGCGATTCCATCAACACCAATCTCATTTTTAAACGATCCGTTGTTGATTCAGGCGCAGAAAACAATCTACAAAGATCAGACAGTTCTTTATGCGAATCAGATATTCCCCGCATATACTTACAATCAATCTAAGTGTAGACGTGACGTTGGATTTATTCTTGACGCACTGACATATGATATCAAGTATGGTGGTAACAGTGCTACGTCCATTGCGATGAGATCTTACTTCTCTATATTCAACAATGGATATGGTGATCTGTTAGGTCAGAATGAATTCACAATGACCATTAAAGCATATAGACATCTGAAGAGAAACATTCTCAAGAATTACTTTGAGACTCTGGACGCAGGCATTGAAACTACGAAGAACAATCTGCTTGATATTATTCTCAAAGCAATCATTCAAACAAATCAAGGCACATTTACACTAGGCAATTTCTTTGGTGCTGACAGATCTTTAGACTTGTATCAGTACAACTATCCTACAGGATTGGCAGTTGGATATGATTCACAAACATTCCCAGATCTGATTGCTTTGGGTCATAAAGTGACATACAATGCTTTGTATCTAGCCCACCAAGAATTCAACGTTGGTGCGAGTGAAAGACTTACGATTGTCCGAGCGACAAATGCTGTCGCAAATAACCAAGGGACAGACACGACGATCTTCTTGAAGTCTGGTGATTATGTTATCAATAACCCGATTAAACTACCACCCAAGACTGCGATTATTGGTGATGCACTCAGAACAACAACCATTCGTCCTAAGAACGTTGATAGTGATATCTTCTGGGCAGACAATGGTGTATACATCAAAGAGATTACCTTCCGTGATCATCAGGATGGTGCCGCTGTTCTCGCATTTGATCCTCGTGTTGATTCGCCCGGAGCAGGACCATTTATTACACAGTCACCTTATGTACAGAACTGTACGTCTTTGACTTCATCTGGTATTGGTTTACGAATTGATGGAAGCAAAGTGTCTGGTCTCCGAAGTATGGTACTAGACGCATTTACACAGTTCAACGCTGGTGGTACAGGTGTGTATCTCCTAAACCGTGGATACTCACAGTTAGTATCATTGTTTACAGTATCAACAACCACCTCAGTTTTGGCTGAGACTGGCGGTCAATGCTCACTCACAAACTCAAACTCATCGTTCGGTGAACGTGGTCTTGTTGCTACAGGTGGATCACCATCACTTTACAACGGCGATCTTCACGCAAACTATATTCAGAACGACGACTTCATTCGGGTCAACGGAGTTATCACACAAGACTCGGCAGACTACACGTTGAATCTCGGTGATTACAAGAAGCCTAACTACAATGATGCTATCAAATTTGACTCGGATAACTTCTATTATACAATTCTCAATGTATCAGATGAGATTACTCAGGACTGGGGAACAACTGGAAACACCACCGAATCAACCACACTGAAACAAACAAACACAGTTAATCTTACTAAGTATGGTTCAAGTGTTCACATGAGTTCAAACGATCTCTATGCCGCAGTGGGTCAAAGTGCAACATTGCCGGGCGAACTGGCGGCTGTTGAGATTCGCAAATCAGACATTGTAGGCGGTATACCACAGTGGGACTTTGTACAAACAATTAATCCTGCGGTTGCATTTGGCACAAACACAACATCCGACATTGACTTTGGATACGAAACACGACTGAACGAAGACGGATCTTATCTGGCAGTCAGTGCACCTAGTCAAAAGAATGTAGACGGAAGTGGTGGTGCGCAGAACAACGGTGCGATCTACATGTTCAGAAGAAGTGGTGAATCTTGGACACAAGATTCCATTGTTAATCTTGCTGAGGTTGCAGACCGATCACGATTCTTTGGTAGATCGTTTGACATGAGCGAGAGTGGATTATATCTTGCCGCTTCTACTGTGAACGATGTAAGTCCCGCAAGTGCTGGTGCTGTATACGTCTTCCAGAGAACTGCGCCGGCTTCATCATCTTGGTCACAGACTCAACGTATTACGATACCTGATGGTACGGGCGCAAACGCGGGTGAACCTGAAGTCACAATAAATGATGACGGTGCTGATCTTCTAATCCAATGGAAAAATTCACTCACCAATAAAATTTATTACTATCAGAAAAACATTGACAACGTATTCATTCTAGCACAGGTAATCATACCGCGGTCAAACGTTGGGGCTAACGGTAGAGATTCCAAGATTAGACTTGGAAAGAACACCACACACTTTGTCATGGGTGATAAGAATGCGCCTCGTGGTTACTTCACGAACATTCAAACTGACAGCGATCTTGGTGGTCAACTTCAATATGCAAGAAAACAGAAATTAGATCAGGCAACATTATCAGGTACTCTTTTGTCTACGACTGACGTTGATCGGTGGATAAATTTCACAACAGATTTTCCAACGAACACAGTAGTGACAATTGAAGGTGCTGGTGCAAACGATGGTGATTATACAATCACCGACAGAACATCTAACACACTGTCAGTCACGCCTGCATTTACACCGGGTGGTAACTTCACGGACGTCCAGGTGTATATTCAGAACACAGGTGTCAGTGAGTTCTTCTTGTTTGATGAAGGTCAGTGGGTAACAGAAGATATTATTGAAGCACCTTATGATGCTGTCAAAGACTTTGGATATGGATACGATGTTGATATCAACACACGAGGTGATCTTGTTGCTGTTGGTAACAATCCAAACGTCAACTCAATCAAGAACGAAGTCTCGGTTATTGAACGTGCCCGAAGTGACTGGAGAAGGATCTCTAGACTTGAACCATTGACTCCTGCAAATGCGGCATCAATAGGTAACGACGAATACGGTGGATCAGGACACTCAGTCGCCGTCGGCGGCACAGGTGATTATATTCTTATTGGTGCTCAAGATAGACGATCTGATCAAGGAGATGCAAACACACAATTTGGTGCATTTTTTGAATACTGGTCTATTCTAGATGAAACAGGATCATATGAGATAGAACTTGCGCCTGCATTGAACAGGAATTTGAAGTCACTTCAAAATGTAAGTTTCCATCAGAGATCATTGATTACCGCATCAGGTCATACATTTGAATATGTAGGATCCGGAACAAACATGTTCACGGCTATCCCACAAAACGGTGGTGTACCCAAGAAACAAAACGAAATACAATTTGACTCGGCAGATGCCGCCACACCAAACTTTGGTCTGGTATATTTTACTGCGACAGACGAACGTGGTGACTTTAGAATTGGTGAAGACTTAACAATTAACAGAGAACAGGGTAACATTACAGGTGTAACATTTGACAGATCATTGTTTGCAGTAATGACCCCATTCATATTAGCACTAGAGGGATAACATGGCAACTCCATTAAATGCGTTTAAAACTAAAGTCTGGACGTTGAGAGACTCAGCGGCAAGCCAGGGTAAGTTAATATATAACACACCTCCAGGCGTGACCGCTATTGTTTTAATGGCGCAGATATCTAACGTAGATTCTGACGGAGGAGGTACATCAAGATTCTCTTTTGTGCACAAAGATGTTGGCACTGGACAAGAAACACCACTGGTGAATAAGTTTCCGGTAAGGCAAAATGATGCGGCGACACCTCTGACAGGTAAATTAATTATTCAAGAGGGCAACCAAATATATGGATACTGTCATAAAAGGGTTACTCGGTCAGATGCTGGTGGTTCAGGAACAAATGACGCAGATGATACATTGAATTTAGTACTATCATTGTTAGAATCTTTGAACGCTTAAACGGAAGATACGATGTCGCAACTCACTACAATATCAGGTTACGTTCCACTTAGAGATAAATCCGAGTTAGATTCTGATCGTTATGAATTCATAACATTAGATCAGACAGAACCAAACGCGGGTTTACCTGATTCAGAAGGTGCACTCTTTATATCGGGTGTTGATGGGACTCGGAGTTTTACTACAGAGCCACGTCTTACTCAGTTATCGTTTAAGTCAGGATCTCTTGAACAGATTGATCCACCCAGCCAGCCTAGTTATTTTCTTGTCTTCAAGGAAGAGCCTGGTTCACAAGCAGGCATTGGATTAGATGACAGTGTTGCGTGGTCGCTGGGTGAGTTTGAAGAAGTAGATACTCTTCAGACTGTTACCGATCGTGGTAATGTCACTACACAGTCCATAACAATTGCTAACTTAGATGCTGACTCTGCGGTCTTTTCGGGCGGTGTAAGAATTGATGGTAACTTGTGGGTCAATGGTACTGAGACAATTATCAATTCAAGCACTCTTACGGTTGATGATAAGAATATTGTAATCGCTGAAGGTGCACCAGACGCGGCGACTGCGGACGGTGGTGGTCTCACATTAGACGGTGCAAATGCCACAATAACATATCAAGCATCAAGTGATCGCTGGAGACTCAACAAAGATCTTGAGTTAGACGGCACTGATAAGAAAATATATTTCGGTAACAACAATCTTACTTTCGTAGGCGAAAATGGTACAAGTGATAAGTTAAGTCTCAGTGGTGGCGGTACAGGCAATCCTACCGATACCGTCACGATTGATGCTGTAGGACAGGTTGGTATTGGAACAGACAATCCTTCGGTAGCACTTGACGTTCAAGGTAGTGCGAATGTATCTGCCAATCTTGATGTTGCAGGTCTAACTCAGTTAGACTCTACCACGATTGATGGTCTTCTAGAGTTAAAGGAAGTTCTTCCAAAAGATCCTACAGCAAAGATATTGTTTCGAAGACAATCAGATGGTGTCATTCTTGAAGGCGAGACTACAGTTGCCAACGTAGATCAGATATCTACGAGCGACACAGACTCAGATGCTACTCACTATCTCATGTTCACTTATGCAAACAACGGTGTAGGTGGATTTGATAGTGCGCTGATAGACACAACAACACTCACATACAATCCCAGCACTAACATTTTTACAACCGAAAATATTGTTGCCAATGGATTAACAAATCTTGATTCAACATTTATCGCAGGTGATGTACAGATTCAAACCAATTCCGGCAGACTGCTTGACAGTGCGGGTAGATCGTTTGTCATTTACGATTCAGCGGGTGCTTTGCTGTGGGGTAATAACGGGACTAGTGCAGGCAATCTAGGTGGAGCAAGTGCGGTTGCAAGACTCATTGATCTAGCAGATGTTTCTATATCAGAGCCTATCACAAGTGGATATGTTGTCAAGTGGGACGAGTTTGCGGCAGGTGGATCAGGTGCTTGGGTTGTAGGACCAGATAATACAGGTGTCGGCGGTGCTGGCATTGCGCTCACTGATCTTTCAGTTGTACAACAAGTCGCATCAGGTACTGGTACATTATCTTATAGTAATGTAAGCGGCGTATTTACATACACTCCTCCTGAGTTATCACTTCTAAATCTGACAGATGTTGCAAGCGATGGCACGAACGGACAAGTTCTCCAGACAGATGGCGCAGGTAACTTCTCATTTGTAAATCAGACGGGCGGTGGTGGCTCTAGCATCACAACTTCAGATGAGGGCTCAAGTCTTACGACTGGTACGACCTCGTTCAACTTTGTTGGTACTGGTGTTACTGCAACAAACAGCGGCGATGATGTCACAGTAACCATTCCTGGAGTAACCGGTGCACTCAGTACACGATCTACTATTATTGGCACAACAGGTACGATATCAGATAACAACTCAGCAGACTTAGACATTACTGGTGGTGCACCTACTTATGCACTTCTCAAGATTCAATCAAATGATGCATCATGGGTGCGATTGTATACAGACACCGCATCAAGAACAGCAGACGCCTCACGATTAATTACAGACGATCCTGCGCCCGATGCTGGTGTTGTAGCAGAGATTATTACCACAGGTAACCAGGTGATCAAGATGTCACCCGGCGTCATAGGTTGGCTTGACACGGGAACAACCGTTCATGCGAGAGTTACCAATCTTAGTGGTGGTGCAAGAGCAATCACAGTAACGCTCACCTTGCTCGCACTGGAAGCATAATGGAAGAATATCTGGTTTTATTACATAGCCATGATGACCTAGATACTTTCTATGCGGACATGGAGACAACTGGCGGTATTTTAGAACGTGCTATCGATATCTGTTGTCGCAGACCTTTGTCGCGAACAACTATGTACATGCTCACATCAGAAGAGGCGGCCGCAGTCAAGGCTGATTCTCGTGTAAGACAAGTTGCTCGTTGGTCAGATCGCCCAGAAATGAAACCCACCGCATTTACTCGTACAGACTTTGAGTATGACAAAGGCGCAAACGAACCACCCAATGATTCACAATCAAAGAATTGGGGCACATGGCGTTCTAGAAACACATACGAAGGCAACGAGTCTATTATCGACAACTGGGCAGATGACTTTTTAAATCCTGATCAGGTAACGGGTGAAAAATATACCAGTAGTGAGACATTCACCGAGACTGGTAAGCACGTTGACATTGTGGTTAAAGATGGGCATCCAGATCCTAACATGCCAGACTTACAGATTAACGCAGATGGTACGGGCGGCTCACGAGTTAACGAGATTAACTGGAATCTATACACGACCACTGTACAGGGTTATGAGGCTTTTGGTTCTTCTGATTATTTCTTAGCACAGGATTATGTGTACAGCCCATACACTTCAGGCAATAGTGATATAAGCAGACAAAGGCAACACGGCGCTTCGGTTTCAACATGTGCCGCTGGCTCAACGCTGGGTCTGGCGCCGGGCGCAAACATATATTCGTTTGATCCGTATACTGCCAGTCAACTAGACTACGGCAATTTCAGTTCCCCAGATGGCTATCCTAATTACACTGACTTCGATTATATTCGAGCGTGGCACAATGCAAAGACGGTAAACCAAGCAACAGGATTTAAGAATCCTACTATCATTAATTGTAGCACTGGTTTTAGTGAACTGTTTTCAGAAGGTGATAACACATGGCCTGTACAAGCCACAAATCGTGGTGTTACTTATGGCGATGGTATCAACCCAATGACGAATCAACAAGTCGAAGATGCTCAATTGGCTGGCGTAGGCGATATAGTCGGCAGCGCCGGGAATCGATATTTTTATTCGGTAATGGGCACTAATGGTAGTAACAGTTTCATTGACTTTGTTATTGCAGATGTCGAAGACTGTATCAACGATGGCATTCATGTTGTTATCTCGGCTAGTAATGATAACACATTAATGGCTTTCACAAACACCACTGAACACACAAACAATACTGTTACACTACAAGATGCGACAACACAAAACTGGAAGTCGCGCTCTTTTGGTACCGACCAAAAAGGATGTTACATTGTTGGAACACTCAGCACAAAATCAAGACTGAGAGCCGGCGGTAGTGCAGGTCAAGGCGAGTGTCGGGTGTCTTATTCAAATTGTGGATTAGGTGTAGACTTCTATACATTTGCAGATGGTGTCACCGCGGGTTACAATGGAAACGGTGGGCAGGTCGCTGATCCTCGAAACGCAAGTTATACTCTTAGAACATTTAATGGTACTTCGGCGGGTGCACCGATGCTCACCGGGCAACTTGCTTGCATACTAGAACGTTTTCCTGATATGACACCCGCACAACTATATGACTATATGGTGATGAGAAGTCGAACATTAGCAGAAAATGAATGTGGAGATTTAGGCAACGATTGGCCTAATGCGTTTTGTTTTGAATCGACTGAATCACCACGTGTGGCTATGTCTATTGGTGATATTCGCCCACAGTCTGGCAGAATAGAAACAAAGAATATACATCTTGCAAGACCCTCATCAGGTGTCGCATACCCTAGACAAAGAACTGCCCGAACGTGGCGCCGAGTCGTATAAATAAACATAAACCGGAGACATTTACATGGCATCGCCCACAACAAGACAAGAACTAGTTGATTTCTGCTTGCGGAGATTAGGTTCGCCTGTTCTTGAAATTAATGTAGACGATGATCAACTTGAAGATAAAGTTGATGATGCGCTTCAGATGTTTCAAGAGTATCATGCCGACGCTACTTTTACCACTTATATTAAGCATCAGATAACAGCCGATGATGTAACAAATGAATACATTACTATTCCAAACACAGTGCTGTATCTTACCAAAGTATATCCATTTAGCAAGACCTTTGGTAGTACCAACATGTTTGATATTAAGTATCAGATGATGTTGAACAGCATGGGCGACTTTATGAACTTTGCGGGTGGTTTATCGTATTACTATCAGATGGAACAGTATTTAGAATTTATTGCTGATATTCTAGACGGTGAGCCACGAGTTAATTTTTCAAGGCATCAGAATAGATTATATATTTTTGGCGAATGGGCTCCTAATCAGTATAACAATTTAGCCGTAGGTGATTACATCATTGCGGAGTGTTTGTCACTTGTTGATCCCGCATCATTCGCTGACGTTTGGAACGACAAATTTCTCAAAGACTATACCACACAGTTGATCAAACAACAGTGGGGTGGTAACATGATGAAATTTGAAGGCATGACTTTACCAGGTGGTGTGCAATTAAACGGTCGTCAATACTATGACGATGCTACAGCAGAACTAGAAAAACTGGAAGAAAAATTACGTAATGAAAACGAATTTCCACCAGATTTTTTCATGGGTTAATGCATGGCTACTAATCTCTATTTTACTCAAGGCAGATACTCAGAGCAAGAACTCTATGAAGATCTGATTATTGAATCTCTCAAAATATATGGACAAGATGTCTATTATATGCCAAGAGAGATGGTCAATAAAGATTCTATATTCCAGGATGATAATGTATCACGGTTTGATGATGCATATAAACTGGAAATGTATATTGAGAATACCGAAGGCTTTGACGGAGAAGGAGATCTGTTCACTAAGTTTGGTGTAGAGATTCGTGATGCCGCTACCTTTATTGTATCACGTAGGAGATTTTTGTCAACCGTTTCTAAGTATGAACAGACATTAGAACCCGGCGGCCAGTTTTATAGGCCTCGCGAAGGAGATTTGATTTCTCTTCCACTTTCTAACTCTATATTTGAGATCACGAAGGTAGAAGACGAATCACCTTTCTATCAGTTAAAAGATATACCAGTGTTTAAGATTCGTGCAGAATTGTTTGAGTACAACGACGAAGACTTTGATACGGGTGTACAAGCAATTGATAATGTTGAGGGAGATCATGCGTTTCAGACCGTGTTTACATTCCCATCAGTCACGGGTGCGTTTGCATTTAATGAGACTGTGACTCAAACAAATGATTCGTTTACTCTCACCGGTGAGATTGTCAAAATAGACAATTCAAATCCATCGGCTAAGAAGATATATGTTGCTCACACTGGAGGTGCTTCAGACGGTGAGTATCATGAGTGGACCACTACCGCTCCTATGGTTGGTTCAACATCAGGTGCTACTGGTACGCCTAATGCTATAGGAGAAGATCTACAAGACAGTGCTATGAATACTGCCTTTGATACAACACTAGAAGGTGGAGAGATCAATTTTATTGATTTTTCAGAATCTAATCCGTTCGGAGATCCATAATGTTTGGTACTCATTTTTATCATCAGCGAATTAGAAAAGCCGTTGCTGTTTTTGGATCATTGTTCAATGACATATATGTGGTAAGAAAAGACGCCGCAGGTAACTCATTATCACAAGTCAAAGTACCTTTGTCATACTCTCCTAAGAGAGATTTTGTAGCACGTATTGATGCAATGAACGATGGCGAAAACGCTGAGAGACAGATTGCTTTAAAATTACCCAGGCTTTCTTTTGAGATATTAGCCATGCAGTATGATGCCGCGCGACAAATGCCTCGGACAAATTCATGTGTAGTGTTTCCTGATAACTATGGCGATGGCGCTAGTAAGTTATACACTCCTGTTCCTTACATTATATCGTTTCAGTTGAATGCATATGCCAAGACACAAGATGATGCCTTGCAGATTGTTGAACAGATTCTTCCTTATTTTACACCAAATTACACAGTGACAATCAAGCCACTCAACGACTTTGATGTTGTAGAGGATTCGCCTATTACCATGACAGGTATTACGTTCTCAGATGATTATGAAGCGCCTTTAGAGAGCAGGCGGTCTATCATATACACGATGGACTTTGACATGAAACTATACCTGTACAAGTCAATTGCAGATGGTTCTAAGATTATTGAAGAAGCGTGTGTAAACTTTTTGAATCTAGACGGCGGCACAGACGAAGAATTGTTTGTCAAGACATGTACTGATAGTGCATGGACAGCCAGTCCTTTGAGTTTGAATCTTTCTGAAGATAACGCACAGTATGTGGCGCCGTTCACTATTGTAAATATTCCAGGAACACCCACGTCATTTACAGTGAGTGATCCACAAAATGGAACTGCTTCGGCGGAATATCAAACGCTGACTACAAACAACGAAGGTATTATTACTGCGAAAGGTACTTGGAGTTATCAATCTAATCCAGATTGGAACGGAACAGACTCATTTAATGTGAGTGTTCTAGGCGATTGGGGTGCGAAATATTTCCCCATATCCATCACAGTTGATCCAGTCCAAGATGCATATGCAGTCAGTGCCTCAACCACTGTTGACACACCAGTTGATATCACAGTGAGTGGCAATGATACTTGGCAAGCAGGCAATACAGTATTCTCTGTTGCTGTAGGTGGACAACCATCTAACGGATCTGTGGTCGTACTAGATGCTTCCGCTGGCACATACACATATACACCTAATCCAGGATACACTGGGCAAGATACCTTTATCTATCGTGCATCACCAGAACAAGGTATTTCAGAAACAGCAATCGTTACTGTTACCATAACGTAACCGATATAAATAAACCAAAGAAACGAGATCAGGTACAATGGCAGACATAAAAATTTCAGGTTTAAATTTGATAGACGGGACAACGGTGCCCCCTCTAGGATTGGAAGATGAAATCATCGTCAATGACGTTGATGTCGGACCACCTATTACTGCTATTACGAAGAGAACCACTCTTCAGGCACTCCGAGATCTCGCAAACCAAAACATTGATGATGATCCTAGTGGATCTACAGTCACGGGTGATCTTACGGTCACGGGTACAATCAATGGCGTTGATATTTCTGATTTAGAAGCAAGCACTATTAATTGTGCCCGAGACTCGGTAGACGCCGATGGCATATGTGGTCTCAGAATTTTAGGTGATACTGTTATTGACAGTGATCTTACTGTTAGAGATAATATTTTCTGGGGAGGTGTTGCATCTGGTGATGGCCGTAATATTACCGATATTCAGTTTGCTCTCCGTTCTGATTCTGCCGATCATGCCCGAGTCAGTAAGTTTCAAGAAGTAGCAACTTTGGTTGACGCACAAAATTACTTTATAACCATGTCGCCAATACAAACAGGCGAAGATAGTGTTAATACAGACCCTGCGGTTTATTTTGATAAAAACACTGAAGCATTATATTCACCTTTATTCGCTGGCGATGGTTCGCTTCTTATAAATGTAAATGCAGATAGTGCGGATCATGCACGAGTCAGTAAGTTTCAAGAAGTAGCACAAACAGACGCTGGCACTTACTATCCCCTCATGTCTGGTTTATTAGATGGAGTAGATAGTGTAAATACAAACTCACTAGTCAATTACAATACCGTCACTGAAGTATTTTCTGCACCTTTCTTTTCAGGTGATGGTAGTCTGTTAACAAATGTCACTGCGAGTGCCACAGTAACCGAAGCGACTAAAATATATACGAAACAGGCAACATTGTCAAGTCTTCATTATCTCACGATGGTTGAAACCACAGGCAGTGGTGTGAATCCTTTAGCAGATAGTGCGTTAACAGATAACAATCTTTTGTATGATCCTATCAATGCGATCTTGCAAGATCCCGGCAATGCTTTGTTTGGAGCGATGGGTGTTACTTACGCTCAACAGACGACTGCTAAGGTTCCCGAAGATGGTGTTAACTATCTTATGATGAGGGAAACCTCAACAGGTCAAGACAGTGTGGGTTGTATCACAGATCTCACGTATAACACGACTACCGACGGCGGCACACTATTTTCTCCACAATTCTCAGGAGGCGGTGCATCACTCACAGATGTTGACGCAATAACAGCAACAACGGCAACCAACGTTGCAGTAACTGCTGACACTGCCAACTCAGTAAACTATCTCATGTTTAGTGGTAGTACCAGTGGAGGTAATGGCACAAAAGTTAACTCAAACATTCGGGTGAATCCAGGATTAGACGCGATGCATCTGTCTGCTTCAGGCAGTAGACTGTTGCTAGGTGCAGACTCAGACATTAGTATGTCGGTAGGCACCGGCGTACAGTATTCGTTTAATGTCACGAACAACGGATCAACTGATTACGTTCTGTCTGATACAGGAAATGTTTGGTTCCCTACAAGCGAAAACGATCCTATACTTTACCTGAGGCGAGGTGATACATATAGATTCGATCACAATCATTCGGGTCATCCATTTGAGATCAGAGTAAGTAATGCAGGTGCGGCTTACACAACAGGTGTTTCAGTAATATCTGGCACAAGTCAAGTTGGCATCACACAGTTTAAAGTACCAATGAGTGCTCCGCCAACCTTGTATTATCAGTGTACTGCTCATTCTGGTATGGGTAATACCATTAACATAGTATAAATTATGTCACACGAAAGATTTGTTAATAAACGCAGACGCTCTCTCAACCTGAGAGAGCCGGCTATTGGCAATATATTGCCTGAGCATTTTGCGGCGTTATATCCAAAATTCATTACTCTGTTAAAGAAGTATTATGAGTTTCAGGATCAGAACGAGTCTACAGAATTGCTCAATCACTTATTTGCAACTCGTGATATTAATGAAACCGACATCACTCTTCTCACTTATATTGAGGACGAATTACTTTTAGGCGAATCCTATTTTCAGAAGTTTGGTTCAAACGATACTGAACTCCGAGCGGCAGCAAACTTTTCCAACACACTGTTTAGATCAAAGGGTAGTAAGTTTGCGATAGAATGGTTCTTTAGATCTTTTTATGGTGAAGACGTTGAAGTATTGTATCCAAAAGAGAATGTCTTTAAGATAGGTGAAACAGATTCACAGATCGGTGCTGACTCTCTCAAGTATATCACAGATGACAAGTTATATCAAACGTTTGCGCTTTTGGTTCGTGTGGGTGTTCCTATTGCGAAGTGGCGAGAAACGTTTAAACTGTTTGTTCATCCTGCAGGAATGTATCTTGGCGGTGAGGTGTTCATTGTTGATGATGTTGCGGTTGATATTCAAGCACTCAATGACGCATTACTCACATACAACACGCCCGTTTATTCGGCCAGCGTAAATGCAACCACACAGAACGAAGGCACTGATTTCGTCTTTACCATTACAGGAACAAATGTGCCTGATGGCATAGACGCACTCTATTGGTATGGAGTACACGGTACGACAAATGATGCTGACTTCGGCATTAACTCGTATGATCAAACAACAGGTTTACCTGATGCGAATAACAAACAATACTTTGAGATCAATGGGTCAAGTGGTATGTTCTCAGTGGTCTCTGTCATTGATGCCGAGACAGCGATAGCCGAAGGTGATGAGACGTTTACAGTCTACATTGAAGACGGTGATGGTCGTGCTATTGATAACTTCCCTCTTACGATAACGGATCTTATTCCTTCATATACTATATCAACAGATGCACCCGATCAAACCGTAGAAGCCGGCGATACCTCAGATGAAGGTGACAATGTAACATTTACCATTAACGGAACAAATGTGCCCAATGCTGGCAGTGCTGTTCTTAAATGGTATGTTGATTTTGGAGTTAGTACAACCGATCAAACCAACTTTGAAACGACAATACCAACATCACCTGGCACAGCACAAGATGTTACGATAACAGGCAGTACAGGTTCGTTTCAGATAAAAAGCCGAGTAGATGGTGATCCTCAGTCAAACAGCAACTATGTTATCAAACTTCTGAATGAGAACAACATTGAAAAAGTTTCTCGTGTTCAGTATCTTACACAGGTAGTACCCACACTTACCGTAGCACCAGGTGTGACAGTTATTGAGGGTAACAACTTAGAGATTACAATCACCTCAGGCGGTTATAATGTAGGCAAAGATATTGATTATGCGATTACAGGTGCCGTGGTATCTGACGGTCGTATCGCAACCGCTGATCTTACAGGCTCAGTCACCATGATAGATGACGGTCTAGGTGGATCAACTGCGGTTACTTCTATTCCTGTTAGCGCAACGGACACTTACGAAAGCCCTACTGCGGGTACGTTTACTGCAACAGATAATAATTTAGACGCTGGTTTTCAAATTTCAGACAACGAGTCATTCACTGTTAACGATGGACCACCCGCCTACACGATCACCGGCAGTCCTGCCGTAGGTCAAGACGGTGGTGCTGTTACTTACACAGTGGGTGGTCAAAATATTCCTGACGGGACAGTTTACTTTTATATCAATGATATTGACACTGACGATGCTGACTGGGTAGGTACTCCACCCAGAAATGGCAGCAGACTTGCAGTCACAGTATCAGGTGGTACTGGAACTGTTACGAATCCAACTGCTTATACTGCCGACGGTGATACTGCGGATAACTTCTATCAGATATTTGTATATGATCAAGCCACAGGCGGCACTGAATTAGCAGAAGGTAATAGAATTATCGCGGGCACATCTAACTCGGTTACCATAACTCCAAGTGATTTGGCTCCTGAAGAAGGCGATACGATCACTGTGGATGTAACACTAGGTGGAACTTATCAAGACACAGGAAGTGGTGGTGTTTACAAGTATTGGATTGCTGGCACTAATGTCACGTCTTCAGACTTTGACTCTGGTTACTCAAACGTTTCAGCACCCGTAGACTTGACAATCACCAGCAGTGCCGGACAAGTATCTCTTGCTATTGCAAATGATTTTAAAACAGAAGGCTCAGAAACCTTTACTGTTGTGGTAGGAGAAGAGACAGCACCAGGATCAGGTGTGTTTGCAATTATTGGTGAAAGCGCGGGTGTTGTAGTTCAAGATACTAGTCAGCAAACATACTCACTAACTATGCCCGCAACGGTTACAGAAGATGAAAATTTGGTAATTACAATTACAGCAACCGATGTTGGTGAACCCGAACCATTGTTTATACGTCTTACGCCGAGTTCTATTGGTACACAATATGTAGGAGGTGCAGATAAAGAGATCGTAGGACCAAATTCCGGTGAATCTGTAGAGGTAACATATGTAACACTTGGCGACAATCTTACAGAAGAATCTAATAGAAGTTTTCTTACTACGGTTAGAAGAACTAGTTTGGCAGGTCCAACTGTTGCGCTTGATCCAATCACTACACTGACTGATCCTCAAAACTTTACGTTGACTGCGAGTGATACTACACCAGATGAAGCCACCACTGTAACTTTTACTGTGACTGGACCCGATGGCACTTACTATTACAGACCTCAGGGTTTTGAACCTGTAATAGTTGACAGTGTATCAGGCAGTACGATTTTGTCCACACAATCTGCCACTTCTTCATATTCTACCTTGCTCGCAGGAGACACACAAAGAACTACTGGGGTCAATGGAACCATCAATAATATTAATTCGAACTCGCTGACCATGTCGGCAACATCGTCTCTTACTGTACTCGGCATGCTTCCTGTGTTTGCTAGTGCTTCAAATTATGCCTACTTTGATGGTGCAAATAAACCTACAGGTACGGTGGTTATTTCAGGTGGCACAGGAACCTTTGATGTAGATATTACTACGAGCGCCGTTCAGGAAAACAAAGCGTTTGTTTACGAACTGCATGATGTTGAAGAGAATGTAAACTCAACTGTGTTGGCGTCTGAGACGATCACCATTCAGAATGTCGCAGGTAATGGCATATTAGGATATACTGCGTTATTAAGTTACACTA